CCCCCGTTGTTGTACTGGATTTCTCCCGAGGAACCGCCAGGGGTTCCGCCGCCGCCCGGCGCGGCGAAGGTGCCATCGGCCCGCAGGAAGTTGGTCGTCCCGCCACCCGAAGCGGGAACAAGCCCCTTCGCGCCGCTGGTGAATGTGTCCAGAAGCGCGGTGGCCTGAGTGCCGGTCAGGTCTTCCGGGTCGCCGGTCCCCGCCGTCGCGCGCCCCTTGATCGTGGCCGTGGCGACGTTCGCAAGCTTGGCGTTGGTCACAGCGTCGGCGGCGATGGTCGCCGCAAAGCTGCCAGACCCGGAACCGGTCACTTCGCCTGTAAGGGTGATGGTCTGGTCGCCCGTGTTCGTGCCCGAGAGGCCCAGATCGGTCTTCAGCGTGGCAAGCGTCTGCACCTCCGGAACGCCGGTCCCCGCCGTCTTGCGGTAGACGACCGAAGCCGTCGCCATATCCGCCTGCTTGGCCAGCGTGACAGCGCCATCTGCAATGCGGGCGATGGGCAGGGTTCCGGTCCCAAGGTCGCTGGCGCTGCCACTGGTGGCAACAGCGGCAAGCCCGGACACGTCGCCCGCCGCGATGGCCAGAAGCGTCTTGACCTGTGCCGCCGTCAGGGCAATCGGTGCCGCCGCGCCGCCTGTGTTGTTGCCAAGGATCGACGCCGAGGCGATGCTCGCCAGCTTCGCAAGCGTGACTGCACCGTCTGCGATCCTGGAAATCGGCAGGGTGCCCGTTCCAAGGTCCGAGGCCGAACCGCTCGTCGCCACGGCGGCAAGCCCGGTGATCGTCGCGGCGGCCTGCGTCCCGGTGTGATTGGTGCGATCCAGAAGGAACGCATCCGCCGCGTTTGCCGTCGCCCCGTCAGCGACGTTCAGGATGCTGCGCACCTGCGCCGCCGTCAGCGCCTCCGGCAACCCCGTACCTGCCGTCACCCGGCCAAGGATCGTGCTGGTGGCAAGGTCCGCCATCTTGGACAGGCTCACCGCGCCCGCGTCAATCGTCCAGTTTGCCCCCGATCCGCTGACCGTGACATCGCCCTTGTCGCCGTCCGAGACGCCACCACCACCGCCGCCACCGCCAGTGTTGATCGTGGCGTAGGGCCGCAGGATGATCCGCCGCACCGCATTGTTGACGTTGATGTTCGTCAGTTCGACAACTGCCTTAATCTTGCTCATCACAGCCACCGCACGATCAGTTTCGGAGCCGCATCGTCGAGGTTGTCGCTGGTGCGGGTAGTGCGAATGCGAAACCAGGTCTCCTCCGGCATCGCGGCAGGCGTGTCGTCCCAATCTGCACTGAGAAGGGCGATCCCCTGAGCCTGATCGGTCCAGTCAACGGTCCCATTCGATGCGCCCCACGCCTCGGCTTGGAAAATCTCGATCGTGTGGCCGGTCATGTCGATCGGCTGATCATCGTCGTCCACGAAGGCCAATTCGTATCGGATATCGCTCCCGATGTTCGGATAGATGGTCACGTCGTTCTTCTGGGTCACGGTTGGCTCCTGATGTTGCCGGTTGCCGGATTATGGGGCGATTATTCCGTCGGTAAAGCGGCCGCAAACGAGGGTGCCGCGGCGCATGACCACAGCGTAGTAATAGGTCGTTGCCGGGGTGGTCGTGGTGTCGTCATAGGTCACTGTATCGGCTGCCAGCGTGGCCAGGGGCGATGGCAGGGACGAATAGTCGAACGGCGACGTCGAGCGATAGATCAGCACGTCGTCCTCCTGCATGTCGCCGGAGTTCGCGTCGGTCCATGAGAAGCTGAACCCGCCGGTGATCAGGTCGACCAGAAGATTTTCGGGCGGGAACAGCACGGCCAGTTCGATCGTCGCGCCCTGCCAGCTTTCGTATCCGTCGAGCTCGGAGGTCACTGTGAACCGGATCCTTGAGGTGCCGTCAGGCAGAACCGTCGCGTCGTCCCAATCGTAGGAGGTCGCGGTGCCCATGGCCGCGGTGTCCAGCGTCGAAATGGGCAGCCGATTGGCATCGATAGCCTCGGCGACGAGCGTGTATGTGGTCCCGGCCTCCGGCCCGATATCGCTGGCCGTCGCGTCCTCGGGGATGGGCGTGGTCTGAATGGTTCGATCACGGTGCGCCCAGGTGACGACCGCGTCAGTCACGAACTGGTCCCATGCATATGAGCCGTTGATCTGCATGGCCCCGGGCGGGTACGGCCGGATCGCGCGGCTTGCGAAGGTCACGGTGTCCTCCGGGGCGAGGAACAGGCTCAGGCTGGACGAGGTGAGGCGCGTGACCAGTTTGACGGCTGCGGTCTCCGAGGCGAGGAAGGTTGGCGCCTCCATGGGCTCGGCAAGCTGCAGGAAGATCAGCCAGGAGCCAGCGATATGAGGCGCCGGCACGGTGTCGAGGCAGCCTCGGCCGATGGTGATATCCACGTTGCTGCCGTTCTGGGTGAACGCATCGATCCGCACGATCTCGCCGTCGATTATCGCAAGGCTGTTGGCATTGATGGCGTCCAGCGCCGGGCCAGGCGTCACCGTCACCACGTCGTCATCTGCCTCGCCGCTCAGGGCACCGAGGATGGCAACCGCCGCGACAAACTCTGAAGGACCGGAGTCGACGTAGCCGCTTCCGTCGTCAATCCCGATCTTCATGTCCCGGTGCGCCAACGTCGGCTTCGTTCCGGTGGCGATCAGCACGCCGAGGTCGGGCTCGGCCGCAAGCTGATCGTCCACGAAGTCCTGCGTCAGATCCAGCGCCAGCATGTAGTAGGGCGCCTCCATGACCACGCGAACCGGAGAGGGCTGCGCAAAGGCATCCTCCGGGACCACCGGGACCGGCTCAGGACCAGTGGAGCCGACGGCCGGCAAGGCGAACTTGTCCTCGACCACGGTGACGACCACGGAGTTGTCGACGCCGTCGCCCTCGTTCGCCTCGGTAATGCGGACGATGACATTGTCGATCTGCAGCTTGGGCTCGTTGATGATGAACGGCTCGCCAATGTCCAGTTCGGGAGGGAAGTAGGCCAGCGTCAGGTTCCCGCTCAGAAGCGGCTTGTTCTGAACCGACAGATCGCGCAGGCAAAGCCTGGTGGCCAGTTCCTCGACCGTGCAGGACGGGTATTCGATCTGTTCGCCCGGGATCACCCGGCCGGATCGGCGCACGCCGGCAATGTTCGTGCGGGTCACGCTGGCCGGGTCGCCGTTCGCGCGCTTGGTGTAGACCACGGTCAACTGGTTTGGCACCTCGGCCACCTGCGACCGCTCGAGGTTGCCCCAATCAAGCACGATCGAGGAGTCGAGCACAGGCAGATCGCCAGGGTCATAGTCGTTCCGAACCGCCTTGATGCGAATCAGGCCGTTCTGCCGGCTGCGATAGCTGATGCAGTCAGCGTGGCGCTCCACGTCGATCCTGTCGGCCTCGACGGCATCGCCACCTGAAAACCGCGGCGACAGGCCGAGGCCTTCCGCATAGAACAGGTCGGCATTGGCCCTGAAGTTGTCATCGTCAATCTCAGCCTCGGCGACGACACCGCCGCGCATCGGGTCGGTCCACAGGTTTCGGATGATGTGGGCCGGGTTCATGTCGGCAAACGTGATCACCAGCCCGTCGCGGATGAACTCATCGGCAGAAGGGTCGTCAAGGTCAATGACCGGCACTCCGTCGACGTCCGTGTTGTCGATGATCTCGTAGTCGCTCACCACGCCGGAGTTCGTGACGAAGCAGTAGGTCCGCAGGTTCGGGATCGTCGCCAGCAGGTCGAGCGTCGGATCGATATGCAGCGGGGCGGATTCGAACGAGCCGACCACCACCATGACGTTGTCCGCGGCATCCTGCGAGGACTCTGAGGTGATCGAGTTCAGGAACGAAGTGCCGAGCGAACTGGCCAGGTAATCCGTCGGGAAGATCGTGCCGGCGCTTCCGGCTGCCGCCGCGAAGAACTCAGGCGCGAAAGCGAACGCGGCGTTCCAGTTCCCGAACGAGCCGCTGTCGACCGGCTGTTCAACATCGGCGATGAATTGAAGCAGGTCAGAATAGTCGCTGAACGCCGACCCCTCATACGAACTCGATGTCTCCACGCCGAATACCTGCAGGTAAATCCGGGTCGGGCCGAATGGGACAGAACTGACGACCTGGCGCATGAACTCGCGGCCAGCCTCGAACTCATCGGTCGGAATGTCCTCCGATACGTTCCAGGCGAGATAGAGCGAGGTGCGGTTGGTGAATGCCTCGATGTTGATCAAGGCCTTCTCTGGATACCAACCTTTATGGATGCCTGCGAAGTTCGTCAGTTTGAACTGCATGTTCGGCAGCCGGGCGGAGTTCGCGACGAGGTATGGCCTGCGGAAAACCAGCGAGACGGCGCCCCGATAAGCCGGCGTGAGCGCGCCGAGAATGCCCTGCAGGTAGTCGTTGATCGCCTGCGCGGCATTGCCGTTCATGAAGTCAAAGAAGCCGCTGATGCCGCCTTCCCGCTCGTCACCACCGAACAGGTCTGGCTTGTTGAAAAACCCACGCCCGGATGCGATCGACCCGCGCCATGCCTCCTTTGCGGCCATCTTGATCTCAATCAGGGCGTCGGCCTGGCGGCAAAGGATCAGGTGCAGACCGACATAGTACCGATGCCCGACGGTCTGCTTTTTACCGGCCCCCATTGCGCGCCTCCCTTGCAATCGCGACTGCTTCCAGTCGAGCGATCAGATCCAAGTGCTGACCGGACGCCCTTAGCGCGTCGGCGTCAATCCCGTTGCGGACGAAGCCGCGCCAGTCGAGGCCGACTCGGTCAAACCAGTGCCGCGCATTCTTGCAGACCTGCGTGGTCGGGTGGCGAAAATCGGCGAGGACGATCCGGGTCATTTCTTCTTGTTCTTCTTCTTGATGGCGCGCGAGGCAAAGTCTCCATACCACGCCACGTGAGGATCCTTGATCCAGATCGTTCCGGCAAAGTCGATGATGCGGGCGCCCTCATCCGAGCGCGGAATACCGAAGTCGGCGAGGTTAGACGCCTTCGGGCCCTCTGGGGGCTTGGTGAACAGGGACGCCGCATAGTTGAAAAGGATCCCGAGAACGAGGCGCCAGATCATCAGGCAATGCTCCTGCCATCGAAGGGCGTCTCTTCCATCCACCAGAAGCCGCCGAAGTTCGCGATGTTGTCGAATGTGGCGAGGCAGGTGTCCGGGATCAGATTGCAGCCGGGCGCGACAAGGGCATCCTCGTCACCGATGCCGACTGCTGCCTCGAGCCCGGGCATGATCGATTCCAGGATGATCTGATCGCCGAGGTGCGACTCGATGAACCGCTCCTCTCCGCCCCAATCCAGAATACCTGCAGTGAAGGTTCCGTCGGGCTGCAGGGCCGCTAGCGGGATGGTCAGGTTCCTCCCGTCGACAACAGTGATCGACATGGTCTGCTGGAAGTCGGCCAGATCGAGCGTGCACCCACCTCCGTCGTCGTTGGTGAAGTAGTGCGCGTGCCGGCAGAGCCGTTGCATGACCTGAGCGACAGAGGACCGCCGCATGGCCGTGAAACTTTCCTCGCACCACAGCGTGATGATGAGGAAGCTCATCTGCACCTTGACGACGCGACCGGCGAACTTGACCACGCACTCCTCGTCAGGGTCGCCGGCGTAAAGCTTCCAGATCGTCACCTTGATATCTGCCGCGCCGCTGTAGCCG